GTTGCGCGGCTCGCTCAAGGATCAGGCTGAGTTCCTGTCGAAAGCGCTAGGCGCGGGCGGCACGCCGGGCTTCATGACGCCGAACGAGGCCCGCGACAAATTCGACCTGAACAAGCGGGGCAAGGTGCGCCATGGTGGCCATCCTGTCCTGACTATGTGCGCTGCCAATGCCGTCGCGGTCCCTGACCCGGCTGGCAATCGCAAACTGGACAAGAGCAAGGCGACTGGCCGCATAGACGGGATGGTTGCGCTGGCGATGGCGGAAGGGGTTGAGGCTATGTATCGAGAGATCGAAGGCCCATCCATCTATGAAGTTCGCGGCGCTCTGGCGTTCTAATGGGCATCTTCAACCGCATCGCTTCATGGCTGGACCCTGTCGAGCCAGTAGCGGCGACCGACCATAGTGGTCCGCGCTTTAGTGGCGTCCAGGCATATTCTAGCTTTGACCTGAACGACCCGACGCTGCCCGAATTTCTTCGAGAAGGATCTGCAAGTTCGACCGGTCGCGTGGTCAACGAGAAGTCCTCACTCAAGAACGCGACATTCTTTCGCGCCGTGAACCTGATTTCGTCGTCGGTCGGGATGTTGCCGCTTAACCTGCACCGCAAGACCAGCGACGGGTCGGAGAAGGCAACAGACCATCCGGTCCACAATCTGCTAAAGATCAAGCCGAACGATTATCAGACGCCCCTGCAATTCAAATCTTACATGCAGGGTCGGGCGCTGCTGCATGGCAACGCTTATGCTTACAAGGTCATGGCGCGCGGGCGCTGCATTGCCCTGATTCCGATGGACCCCTGCGCTGTAGCTGTTTCGATCACCGACGATTGGCGACTGACCTACAAGTGGACAAAGAAAAGCGGCACTGTCGTTCAGCTTCGGCAGGATGAGGTTTTCCACCTGCGCGCGCCCTACTCGTCCGATGGCATTTGCGGTGATGGCTTGCTCAAGGTCGCTGTCGAGGCGCTGGGATTGGCCGGTGCGGTCGATGACGCTGCGGGACGGCTGCTAAAGAACGGTGCCTATGTCGGCGGCGTTCTACAGCATCCAAAGAGTCTGACCCCTGCCGCCATCCGCAACCTATCGGAGCAGTTTGAGCAGCGCCACGGCGGCACCGAGAACGCAGGCAAATGGCTGGTTGCGGAAGAAGGCATGACGGTTCAGCCGTTCGGCATGTCCGGTCGCGATGCCCAAGGGCTTGAGCAGCGGAAATATCAGGCAGAGGAAGTGTCGCGCTATACCGGCGTTCCCCGCCCCCTGCTTATGTTTGATGAAACCAGTTGGGGCAGTGGTATCGAGCAGCTTGGCCTGTTCCTGATCACCTATTGCCTGATGCCATGGTTCGTCGCTTGGGAAGAAGTGGTAGCGCAGTCGCTGCTGACAGATGCTGAGCGTTTGACCTATTACGCGAAATTCAACGAGGGCGCTCTGTTGCGCGGCTCGCTCAAGGATCAGGCTGAGTTCCTGTCGAAAGCGCTAGGCGCGGGCGGCACGCCGGGCTTCATGACGCCGAACGAGGCCCGCGACAAATTCGACCTGAACAAGCGGGGCGACGGCGAGAAGCTTAACCCCGGCGCGGGCGCTGTCGCGCCGTCCAGTGAGGCACAGACCAATGAACCTACATAGCCTTTTGGCCGTGAAAGCGGCTCGTCCGCCTGAATTACCCAACCTCGGCAGCGGAGCGGACTGGAAATTCGAGACGCAGGCACTTTCGCCCGACTTTAAGAAGTTCGAGGTAAAGGCGGCGGCGGAAGGTAATTCCACCATCTCCATTTTTGATTATATTGGGGACGATGGCGAAGGCGGCGGCGTGTCAGCCAAGCGGATCGCTGGTGCGTTGCGCGCTCTACAAGGCAAACCCATCACCGTCGAGATGAACTCGCCAGGTGGCAATTATTTCGAGGGTGTCGCCATCTACAACCTGTTGCGCCGTCACGACGCTGCTGTTGATGTCGAGATACTTGGCATCGCCGCGTCGGCAGCGTCAGTGATCGCCATGGCGGGCGACACCATTTCTATCGCGGCCAACGCGGAGATCATGATCCATGAGGCGCGCGGGCTGTTTCTTGGCACAAAGTCGGACATGCGCGACGCGATAGATACCCTTACGCACATTGATGCTGCAATGTGCGAAACCTATGCGGCGCGATCAGGCCGTCCGGCGTCCGACTTCGCCGCCATGATCGAGGGTAAAGATCATTATTTCCGTGGCCAAGCCGCCATCGATGCTGGCCTTGCCGATCTTATGATGGACCGGGACGCGCAGATGCCCGTCTACACCGCGTCCGCAGATACCTTTCCGAGCGACAAAGAATCGCTCGACCAGTTTCTCGCGAAACATAAAATGCCGCGTTCCGAGCGGCGTGAACTGTATCGCGCGATGGGGACCGCCATGCCGCGCGCTGGCGATCCTGACCATGCCACGCATAACGCTGGCGATGAAGTGGAGCCGGATTTCTCCGCGCTTCTGACTGCCCTCACCGTCTGAAGGAAAAGAGATGAACAAGATGACCACCCTGCGCGGTATCGCCGCGTCGGGCCGGGGCCTCATCGCCGTGCGCGCCGAAGCCCAGCCCAAGACCCCCGCGTCGATCGCCGAATTGGCAGTTGCTTTCGAGGCTTTCAAATCCATTCACACGAATCAGCTTGAAGAGATTAAGGCGGGCAAAACTGATGTTTTGACCACTGAAAAGCTGGACAAGGTGAATGCGTCGCTTGACGAAATCACCTCTGCGCTCGACGCGCAAGCCAAGGAAATCGCTGCGGTCAAGCTGAATGGCAACGCTCCTGGCGATATGGAGCCAACCAATCCCGAATATGTGACCGCTTTCAAGGCTCATATGCGCCGGGGCGACATTTCCGCCGCCATGTCGGTCGGCACGGCATCGGAAGGTGGCTATCTGGCACCGGTCGAATGGGACCGCACCGTCACGAACAAGCTCAAGCAGATCAGCCCGATCCGCGCCAATGCCCAGGTCATCCAGATCAGCGGCAATGGCTTCTCGCGGGTCTATAATGATGGCGTGATCGGTTCCGGCTGGGTTGGTGAAACCGCCGCGCGTACGGCGACCTCGACGCCCGGCCTGACCTCGCTGGCGTTCAACACCGGCGAAATCTACGCCAACCCCGCCATCACCCAGCAGGCGCTGGATGACGTGGCGATCAACCTCGAAACCTGGCTGGCCGATGAAGTCGATGGCGAATTTGCCATTCAGGAAAACATCGCGTTCCTGTCGGGCAACGGCACGAACAAGCCGACCGGCATCCTCAACTATGTGACCGGCGGAGCCAATGCGGCGACGCATCCCTTCGGTGCCATCACCGGCATAACGGCGGCTGGCGCTGCCGCTGTGACCACGGACGAGGTGATTGACCTGGTTTACTCGCTGCCCAGCGAGCGCAACCAGAACGCCAAGTTCTTCCTGAACCGGACGAGCCTTGCGAAGCTGCGCAAGCTCAAGGATGGCCAAGGCAACTACATCTGGCAGCCTACCTATGTCGCCGGTGAACCTTCGACTTTGCAGGGCTATCCTGTGGTCGAAGTGCCGGGGATGCCGAACATGACCACTGGGCTGGTGTCCATCCTGTTTGGCGACATGGCGGCGACCTATCTGGTCATCGATCGGGTCGGTATCCGCGTGCTGCGTGACCCATTTACAAACAAGCCTTTTGTACACTTCTATACCACAAAAAGAGTGGGCGGGGGTGTTCAAAACCCAGAATACATGAGGTTCTTGAAGCAGGCGTAAAATATAGTTGTGTAAAATGGTGGCAGCGCTAAGGTGTTGCCACCACACAACGGGGTTAGTATGCAAACTTGCAGAGTTGAAGGATGCCACGGGCGCAAGGATGCCCTCGGTCTATGCCCTAAGCATTACGCGCGCCTCAAAAGGCACGGTCACGAACTGGCTGGCGGGACGCCCCGCAAGACGCAGGCGCGTGAGCCTTGTTTCGTTGGCGGCTGTGGATCACCGCAGCGAGCGAGGGGGGTTTGCTTTAAGCACTACAAGCAGTGGGAATATCACGGGTTCTCCGAAGATCGGAGGCCGCACGTGAAGAACCCGGCTCGATATATCGACGGCAATGGCTATGTTTGTTTCACGCAGCGAGGCCACCCGGAAGCAAATTCGCATGGTCGCGTTCTTGAACACCGCGCCGTGATGGCCGAAAAGCTGGGCCGCCCACTGCTCCCCGGTGAAAACGTGCACCACATCAACGGCGACCGTGCCGACAATCGGCCAGAAAATTTGGAATTATGGGTCACCACGCAGCCTTCGGGCCAGCGGCCGGAAGACCTTGTGCAATGGGCGCGGGAACTCCTCGCCCGATATGAGCCTCTTATAGGCGTTTAACGCCCCGCCATGTCGGGGTTTTTAGGAGAACCCCAATGACCATCAAAAAGACCGTCGATACCAGCGATGTGAAGCTGTCCGATGTCCCCGGCAAGCCCGATACGCTGGCCCCCGCGACCGATGTCGCAGCATCCGGCGCGATGATCGAGCCGACCATTGTTGACCGGATCGACACCGAACACCCTGCCGTGGACAATGCTCCGCGCAAGGGTGTGACCGTTGCCAGCAACCAGATCGACTTCAACACTCCCTCCGCGCTGACCACGCAGGAAGCCGAAGTCATCGAGAACCTGACCGACGACAAGTAATTTGATGGGCTGGTCTTCGGGCTGGCCCATTTCACAGGAGGCGATATGACCGACTTCGCTGATTACGCCCCCTCGCCCATTTCCCTCGGGAAGAAAGGCGACGCAATCACGCCGGGTGCATCCGACCTTGCGGGTGGCCCAAAGGCCATCACCTGCTTGGCAGCGGGGAATGTAACCATCGTCCCGCTGAATAACGCAAATGGCAACACCCTCACTTTCACCGGCTGCCCTGTCGGCTTCGTCCCGCCCTACGTTGTGCGCCGCGTGACTGCCGCCACTGGAAGCTGGGCTACGGTCCTTGACTGATGCCTGAACCCATCGACCGCGATGAAGCCAAACGTCATTGCCGCGTCCTGCACGATGATGAGAACGACCTGATCGACGGACTCATCGTGGCCGCGCGTGAATGGGTCGAAAACTTCACCGGCCACACACTGGTGCAGCGCGAGGTGACGCAGCGGCTTTCGTGCTTCCGGCACCCTCGCCTGTTCGCCTGGCCGATCGCGGATGATGCCACGGTCACGGCCACCTATGTCGATAGCGATGGCGCAACGCAGCCCCTCACCGGCGCGCGGCTGATTTTCGGCAACGGCTGGGCAGAACTGGCAACCGCGTTCGGATCGGCATGGCCGACCAGCTATGGCCCGGCGACAGTCTCGGTCGAAGCAGGGTATGCGACGGCGGACGATGTGCCGCAGTCGATGAAGCAGGCGATCCTGCTGCTGGTCGGGCATTGGTATGCAAATCGTGAAGCTGTCAGCGACAAGGCCATGACGGAGGTTCCCTTCGCGGTCGAAGCGCTCTGCCAACCCTATCGCATGGTGCTGATCGGATGAAAGCGAACCGCCCGCATCGCATAATCATTGAGCGCGCGGGAACCCCGACTGACGACGGCTACACCACCACGCCCGGCGAATGGGCGGAATGGTGCCAGGAATATGCGGCGATCTACTACGGCACCGGGACGGAGCAGCGGCAGGCGGCGCAGGAACAGGCCGCGCAATCGGCCTCGTTCGAGGTTCTGAGCAACGACAAGACGCGGGCCGTGAGCGTGGGCGACAGGATCGTTTATGCGGGCAGCAATTGGGACATCACCGCGCATAACGACCTTGGGTTGAATGACGGGGTTCGGATTACTGCGGTCCGGGCGGCGGCGTGATGGCACGCGGCGGTTCACGCATGACCGGGTTCAGGGAAGCATCCCGCCAGTT